ATCCTCCAGCTGGGGCAGAATTCGCCCTGTTAATGGGTCCGATTTGTAACTGTACAGGCTCAGCTCGTCTATCGTATGAGTGCAGCGAGGGTGAACCACGATGTCATAGTTCTTCAGAAACTCAATGCCTTCCTCGACCGACTTTGGCCCTTTGACTGCAGTCATGATCTTCGGAAACCCGTTCTTTCGCATATGCGAAATGGTCTCCGGTCTGGCTGAATCTGCCACGATGGGCCACTTTTCGGCCTCTGGCACCTGCATGAACAGCTCGGGAGTGTTTACGATCTCGCATCCCACCATGTACGCTTCGTAGTCAATGTATAGGGTGCGCCCAATGATGTGACAGCGCACCAGCACAGTCGGGTCAACCGAGAATCCCCAGTCAGCACCCAGCCGGTGAATCGCATCATCGGGCGCGATAAACTCGTCAATCTTCCAGTTCCTAAATACCCTGCTGTTGCTATTCCGCAGGTACTGACCCATCCAAACATGCTGGTATTTGTCGGGGTCGCGCCGCTTATCGTACTCCATTTCGTCCTTCAGGACTTGTGGAAACCAAGGGTTTTCCCCAAAGTTCACCTTAATCACTTTGGCATCGTTTGGCGGTTCTGGCCCACGTAATAGAAAGTCCACGGGGTCGCTGTTCTGCCGAGGGTTCCACGTGAACCATAATTCAGAATAAGGCTTGCGGATGGTTGGTCGCAGCAAGTCAAGGCTGGTCTGACTCAGGCTCTGGGCTTCCTCCACCCAAGCGCAGTCGTAGCCTTCGAGCGATTTAATGCTGTCGGCTGTGTGATTCTGCATACCTTGGAAAATAATCGCACCATCGCCCTTCTTGGACTTAATGACGGCATCCTGTATCTCAAAGTACGCGCCAGCGTTCATGGCCTCAATCTTGGTCTCCAGCAGCCGCTTGACGGATTGATTCAGGGACTTCTGTATCTCACGGACGCAAACGCTACGCCGCTTCTGGTCCATGATGTGGCCTTCAATCATTAGTTCAGCAAACGTATGGGACTTGCCAGATCCTCGACCACCCCATGCTCCTTTGTAGCGACTGCCTTCCAGCAGGGGCAGCGCCCACTCAGGGGTTTGGATTTGCAGGGTTTTACCCATTCTTGATAATCACGCGCTCTATCTTGGCAAACTCTAGCGGCGCACCATCTGCGCCAGTCAGCTCATGCTTTTGGGTTTCTGCCCAGCGCATTTGGGTCTTGCTCCACCAAATAGCCGCGGTCGTGTCGCCTGCCATTACCTTTTGGAATAGGGTTTTCCCTACCTGTGCGTTTGCCTTTGACTTGCCGCTGACTAACTCAGAACTAAAGTGCGCCCGTAGCGTGTCAACACTGATTCCATCTCGTACCAATGCTCCTATCTGGTCAATAGGCAGGCCGTAGCCTGACAGTGCTTCTACCTGTTTGCGCTCGGCAGTAGTAGGTTCAAAGGCTGGTCGGCCTGCGCCTGGTCTTGCGCCGCCGTTACCGCCAATCTTTTTATAGGTGGGTTTTTCAGTTTTAGCCATTGTTTATTATCTCCGCATTAGGGTTTGTCCTAATAAAATAAACTTTTTTTTGTGTGCTTTTTCCATTAGAGTCACCTTATTCCTAAACCAAAGGTCTTTTATGCAAACCAAATTAAGCCAAATTAAATCCGCATTTGATGCAGGCGATTTTGCCAAAGCCATCCGAATAGCTTCTAAATTCCAAGATTTAGGCACGCAACGCAACGCTATCCTTGATGCCAACCTTGCCATTACAAACCCACGATGGATGCGCGGCATTGGCAAAGACATAGAACAATCCATTGCGGCAGGTATTGAGGCTTTACGAATCCGTTACGCTTTCTGATTCCAGCACGCCTAAATCCACCTGGACATCGCCGCAGGCTTTAGCGGCTTTTTTGCCATCGCCCTTAACAAATACTAGGATATTTTGATGCGTTTTGCCTAATTTTCGGCTGGCGCTAAATTGCTTTCCAGCTCTAATAGGCAAGCTGCCAACAGCGGTAATCAAAATGGCTTCATTGTAATAATTAAGCCCTGCCTCATTAAAAGCCTGTATTGTGTCGCCCACAAAATTGTAGTAATTGCCTTTTTTGTCTCGCACCTCCCCTACAACAAAACAAGCAAAGCGATCTTCTTTAAGCAAAGCGCATGTTTTTTTGATAATTTCAAAATATGCGCCCCTGAATTCCTCATAAGCCAATGTGCTTAAATCTTTTGGGTCGGTGCTGTAAACCTCTAAGTCTGCGTATGGGGGGCAAGAAAACACCATGTCGGCTTGCACGTCTTTGCAAGTGTCTGTAATGTTTCTGCTGTCGCCGCATATCCAGGCTGGAGGGTGGTTGTCATCGGCGCATATCTTGCTGGCCTGTGTCCGGTTTGCGTTAACTTGTTCTTGCCGTAGCTCATGCCCGACATATTTCCTGCCTAGCTTTGATGCAACTATACCGCGAACGCTACCACCTGCAAACGGGTCAAGCACTATGCCGCCAATAGGGGAAAACCAGATATACGCCAGTTCGCATAGAACAGGGTCAAAGATGCTTGTCCCTGATTGGTCACTTGCGTTGCCTTCTGTGCCAAATGTTTGTGCAGTACTATTCACTTTTTTATCTTTTGAATAAAAGTCTGATGGGCCAGCATGTCCCCATATCCCCCCCCCCCGCCTGGCCGTGTGTTTACTTTAGCCATTTGAATGCTTTATATTTTGCAGGCCAACTAGCCTCCTACCGTTCTTGTATCCAGCGACCATTATGCTACCACCTGGCGAAGCGAGTGCGGCAGCCCGTAGTTGAGCGTCCCGTCTTTGTTCTTCGTTATAGAAGCCGAATGCTGTGGCGTTCCTTTCATACCCCCCCCCCCCCCCGCCCTTCCTCTGATTTAATTCCTAGAGCAATCCAAGCGCGTTTACGGTCTTGCCACCAGCCTTCTCTGGCATTTAATACGCTAAATGGGGGAATTAAAAAGCGCCCTGCAAGACTGCCTGCTCCAGTGCCTTCTTTGGGTTCTTCTTCTTTTTTATCAAATAATTCATCTAATTCAATTTGATTAAATCCAATTAAATCTAAGTCAAAGCCTAATTCACCGATTTCTGCCAGCTCCAACGCCAGCATCTCGTTATCCCACCCTGCATTAAGTGCAAGTCGATTATCTGCCAGCACATATGCCCGCTTTTTGGCATCACTCCAGCCCTTCGCAACCATCACAGGCACTTCGGTCATCTTTAGGCGCTGCGCTGCTAATGTGCGCCCGTGCCCTGCAATGATGCCGCCTTGCTCGTCTACCAGCACTGGTGTGGTCCAACCCCATTCCTTGATGCTGGCCGCAATCTGGCTTATCTGCTCGTCTGAGTGCGTCCTAGCATTTCGGGCGTAAGGCACGAGTCTGTCAATGGCCCATCGTTCTACTTTGTCTGCGGGATTGGTCATTTGTCCAACATTCCTTTGGTTTTTACATGAGCATTGTGCCACATTTGTGATTTTTCGTGCTTGCTCATTTTGCCTTGATCTAAATTGGCATGGCAATTAAAACAAAGTGCCGCCACGAATTCATCGCTGGCCTTTATTCCCCGTCCCTTGCCGTGAGCGCCTTCGTTTGAATGTGCTGCTACCACTGTTCCGTCCTCTGCGCCGCAGTGCTGACAGGGTAATCCTCGGCAGGCTTCTAAGCGCTTTTTGTCCCGCAGGTAATTTGTTTTAGGGTACATCATGCCGAAAACCTCACGCCTTTTTCTGCCCCGAATGCTTCCATTAAAGTTTGCAAATCGCACATTTCTGCCTTAGTCATTTTTCTAGTTGACTGACCCAGCACAACAAAGCCACCATCCAGACCCGGCACAACTTCCTGTTTTTTCAGTGCCGCCGTGAATACATGCTTCCATTCTTCCTCTGTGAGTTTGCGCCCATACCAGTCCACTTGTTTGCTAATTTCGGTAAGCATGGCCCATAAACGTGAGTTTTGCTCAAGGCTCCGAGTCGCTGGCTTAATCTCCAGCACCATCTTATGCCCTGCCATCAGTGCGCTTTTGAGCTGGGGCCAAATGGTTTTGGTCATTGCGTTGTGAGCTTGGACTGGTTCCCAGCATTGAACTGTAAGTTTCATTCTGTAACCCTCAGCATATGCAAAGCGGCTTCTGGGCTGTCAACCCTGCACAGTGTGCCGCCACTCCACTTTAGGAAAAAATCTTCTTGGAGTTTTGTTAAACGCTTTTTGCTGGTGGTTTTTATTTCAACCAAGTAGGTATGGTTTT